AAATTCTTCAGAATCCGGTCACCAAGACGGGCCATCCTACTGGAAAACTTATTAGCCATAAGCCAAGTGTATCACATATTATCGGACGAATCAAGCATTATTTTTATTTTTCTGCTCGATTCTTGCTAAATATGCATTATCCATCTTAGATATGTGGTAATGTAGCGTGTCTGTCTCTTCCTCATCCAGGCCCAGGGCGATGGCGTATGCCTCGATGTCGCCCCACGGGATCGGTCCAGGGGTCCAGCCAGAAGACCTACAAGTTGTTAGGTCTATAAATGCCTGGAAATAAAACTCCAGACCCATCAACAGGTCTGGAGCATTTTGGATCTTGTCCGGGACAGGACGTCGCCAGGCGTAGCACTCCTTGAGAATGCGTGCCTCACTCTTTCCCATGTCCTGGAAGTAGAGCAGACACTCAATTAGTTTCCCGAATCAGCTTCCAGGATCTCGGCCCGATATAGGGAGATGTTCTGAGAGCACTTGGCCACATCTTCAAACAGGTCGGGCAGGGCCTCGAACACTGCGATGATGTTTTCTGCGGTACACTCCAGTTGGATCTCAGCGTCTGCATCGTCGCCGGTGATGATGTCCTTGGTGATACCTTTCCAATCTTTGACGATTGAGTTGGCGTAGGTCTCCATGACGATCTTCTTCTCCACACCCTCAGGCACGGTCTCTGTCTGGATCGCACGACGATGGGGCTTAGTCAGCCGGGTCAGCATGCGGGCGAACTTCTTATTGGCTCCACCGGCACGGGCCACGGTGATCTCAACACCCTCACCATATTCAATCACTACACCCTTCTCTTCAAGGGAGGGAACGGTTTTGAACATTTTGCGTAGTACGTTTGACATGTGTTTTCTCCGATTGCTATTGTCAGAAAAACTGGGAGGTGCCACTATGACACCTCCCTATTTGGTTACGGTTGATTACTCGGCTGCGTCAGGCAAGTAATCCCAGTAGACAAGACAAAGTGTGTGGTCAAGCCCAGAGTCGATGCTGGCACCTGTGGCAGCATCGTGAGTCAGAGGCAGCTTGATAGACTCATCCTTCTCAACATTCAGACGACCATCGCCCAGAGACAGCAGAGGTAGGTCGATGCTGATACCGGCGTTGTCCCTTACCAGGTGAATTTCCAATGTGACGTCACTGTTGTTACGCACGGCGGTAACGGCAGAAACATCTGCGAAGTAGGCTGTGATGTTTCCACTCACTTCAAAATTTCCGTGGGTAGCATCGAAGGAGCCAAGAACACCCACGGCCTTATCCAGGCTGATGTTGTTGTTAACAACCAATGTCACTTCCTCGGCGAAGGCGAACAGAGCCGTGGGAGCACTGTCGGTGCTGTCCACTACGGCGATCTTAATACGAGGGACGTTGCTGCTGGTGTTGTAGGCTTCCTCTTCGCTCGCAGCATATCGGTTACCACTCTTGATGCCAGTAGCACCAGTGCGTTGCTCATGGTCCGCCGCCATCCACATGATGTCCAGCTTCGCTAGATCAGCCGTGGGGATGTTCCAGGTCAGTTCATTCGGAACAGCACCTGTCAAATACTCAGACTGGATCTGAGACGGACTTGCGTCATCGGGAGCACCAAGCTGACGCTCGACGTTGTAGGTACGACGGACGATGTCGGTGCCTGTTTCGTTCTTCAATACACGACCGAAGAAGATACGTACATCCTGTGTGGCATCCGCCTCAGTGACAAAGGTATCCTCTGTCTTGTCCAGCGTGATCACGTTGGCAGCAACAGAACGAACACGGGCGAACCCGGCATTCGCGGAGTTAGTGAAATTATTGCTCGCAACGTCACCACCAATATAGATGGTCTCACCGGGAACCAAGCCAAGCTCAGTACAGTCCTTGGCGGTTGTGGTCAGCGTTGGTAGGTCACCGGAGGCGTCAACATCCAGGTCACCAGTTGCGAACTCAAAACCAACCTTGACGATCTTGCAGCCGGACGGAGAAGCGTCGGCAACCAGAGTCTCACTCACGGTCAAGGTCAATGCCAGTACTGCGGACACTGTCTTGAGGCCGTTGTTGGCAGAGTTGGAAAAGCCTGTCACATACACAAGGTCACCCGCTTCGTAGCCATCGGTCACGAAGCTTCCAGTGGTACGAGTGTAGTCGTTGGATGCACCAATCGAAGTGATGACACCAGTGTCACCCATTCCACCTGTCTCGGCCTTGTATCGGAAGTCGGCGAACATGAAGCCCTGCATCAGTCGTTGGAGACCTTCCTGAACCAGGTCGTGGTTGATCGAGCCAGCCGCATCCAAGTCAGTTGTCTGTCCCTTACGACGTTGACGGTCGGACGTCAAGAATTCACGAGGAGTCTTGGTGACATTCCCACCAAAGTCAGTTGTTGTGTTGGCCTGCACGCCATACCAGTCAGGCGTCCCAGGCAGGGTTTTGATCGAAGTCTCTTCCGCGAAGTAGAGGTCGATGTCGTTGGAATTAATCTTGTTTACCGCAGCCATTGTTTACTCCTACTCAATAATATTGTAGTGGAAATCTGCCACCACGTTCGTTTTAAACCATCCATTATCCGGCCCGATCTCCTGGGCTCGAACATTAGTGTACCACACGCTCGCATTAAGTGACTGACGTGTACGCAACGCCGTCTGGAACGCTTGAACCAATGTGTCAGCGGTAACGGTGCCATCCCCTTGCGGGGTTAGGACTTCGATCAAAAGAAATCCATTCTCCTGATATTTTTTCTTACCATCATGCGGAAGACTCGTGGCCGGGGCTTCCCGGTGACGACAGGCCACCCGAACAAAAGGAACCTTGGTATCAGGCTTCTGGTCCTGGGTGCCAGCGTCGGCGTCTTCCCAGATCACATACAGAGCCTGAGCGTCCGTTACAGTCTTCAGTAACGCCATCATCAAATCTTTGGCCTCAGTTCTCGTAGAGATCATAGTCCTATATTAACGCCTTAGTTGCAAAATGTAAAGCAAAATATCTGTTCCGGGCTCAATTTTTTCAATATTTGTGATACTCCAGGTCCGGCCATCGCCGTTGGTGTCCACAAAAAAGTCATACAAGCCCAGGTCAGCGGTCGCGTGAGGGGCCACAAATGCCTTCAGATCGGTCTTCAGGATCGAGGACCCATCGACCTCCTTGGGCGTGTACATGACCGTCACAGCGGAGACAGACACGTCTGGAGCGTCAAGGGCGGCGGAGTCTCCTCTCCAAGGTTTTGCCGGGTCCGTGGCTCCGCCTGTCAGCTTCTGGAGGGTAACCACTCGGCCCTCATCCTCGATAAGGTCGGCGATCCATTGATACTCAGCAGGAAGAGCAGCCATTAGCCCCTCCCGAGTGTTCTACGACTGGAGCCCAAAAGCCCAGACTGCCGCATCATCTTGTCAGGCAGGGGCCATGAGGGATATTTCCCCCCGTAGCCTTTGAAGGAGTTGAAGTGCTGCTCCTTCTCGACGGCACCCTCAACACGGGTACGCAGGTATGTCAACTGTCCAGGGACGGTGTTGTCAACCGAATTTGGCATAAGAGATAGGCCGTCGATCAGGTCGATCTTGGCGTACTCACAGCAGGCTTGAATTAAATGGAGCGGGAAGTAGTCCAGATATGTAGTCCCCGCCTTATTCCAGACGTCCCTCCGAGGGCATTCGGTACTCTGATCGTCGTCATACCGATACCCTGCGAAGGTCCATCTACCATCCATGTAATCCGTAGCCCTGACAATAGCGTTCTGGATCTGAGTATCTGTGTACGAAGGGGTAGTGTAATCATACCCACGTCCGTCACAGTAATCCTTAAAGTCGGCCACAGACACGTAGGCATTAGCCGTGTCGGTGGGTACATCCTGATCTTGTACTTCAAAAACAAATGCCATGATTAGTCTTTCTTATCCTCGTCAGCAGGAGCCTCTTCCTCGGCTTCGGCGTCATCTTCCATCCAGTTTTCGATGACGGCAACGATCTCCTCCTTGGTCACGGTGGAGTCTTCGATCAGTTCGGCAATGGTGGAAACAGAAGGATGAGCGACAACATCGTCAACCCAGGCTTCAAGATCCACACAGTTGATTGCGTCCAGGATCTTCTGTTCACGTTCGGTGATCTCTTCGTCTTCATTGACCAGATCCTCAGGAGTGACCTCTTCCACTACAGGAGCGGGGGCGGCTTCCGGGAAAATCGGGTTGGCGGTGGGAGGTCCCATCCAGACGTTGCAGTTGAAGCTGGCGTCCAGATAGCGGGCAAGGCCGTTGCAGTCCTGCATGGAGCCGATGAATTCAAACTTGCCATCTACGAAGCTACACCGATTGATGACTTTTGTGATGCCAGCCATCTTGGCATTCATTGTTACTACGAGCTTTGTCTGTTGCATGCTATGTCCTCTCTACGGATTAGAAAGAGAGGGGTGACCCCGGTGGCCACCCCTTTAAATGCAAATCAATGCTTAGTTGACTTCGTACAGCTTGGTTGGAGCGACAACGTCGTTCAACACGACAGTGACATCAGCACCGGCGATACCTTCATGGACAATGGCACCAAACAGCGAACTGAACTCAATTGTGTCGTCGTCCCAGGTCGTAGGAGGTAGGAACGCAACGGTGAGCGTGTGATCGCCCAGGCCGTCAGCGATAGCGGCTACGGTCAGGTTCGGTGTGGCGTATGCGGCGTTGGCGATGGATGTCGTCGCATTCAACGCTGTCACCAGGTCACCCCCGATGTCATCAAAATCATCACCAGATGCGGCAGTGACAGTCACTGTCTCGACAACGGCTCCACCGGTGCTCAGCGTCACCTTTGCCCGCCATCCCTCAAGGTCTGTGACGTGAGCGAGAGCGGTTGCGGTTGCAGCAGCCCAGGCAGCGTCGGAAGGCAGATGAACGGCAGCTTTGGCTACCAATAGAGCCTCGGCTCCGGATTCGGCGGACACAACAACTTTGTCCTTACCATTCTTCAAGTGCGTCTTTGCCGACGCGGGTAGAGATACCATGTAGAAAGCTTCAGCCATGGGTAATTCCTTTCCATTTGTCTATATATTTGTTGACAAAACTTCGAAACATGTCTACATATATGTAGACAAAAACAAGGCCGGGACATGCCCGGCCCTGGATTAGGGTTTCTTAGTTAGTGATTCCGTCAGCACAGGCCAGACCCAACTCACTGAAGAGGGCCAGAGAGCAGTACCACTTCACACGCCAGATACGCTCGTCCTTGGTGTCGCTGATTCCAACGTCGTCGATCATGAGACCGAAAGCGTTACGAGCAGACAGACCTGCGAGACCCATCTTCTGGCTACCGTCATCAAACACACCCGCGAAGATGGTTGTCTGAGCAGAACCAGTACCCTTGGTCTGGGTGATGGGAATGTTGTCGTTACGGAACACAGGCACGCCGGAGTAGGCCAGCATACGCTTCCCAGAAGGAAGGGTGAAGACCTCATCCATGGTCACACCACCGAGAGCACGAAGCAACGTCTTGTACGAACGACGTGTACGGGCGTGCATGGCAATGTAGTCAACCTGGCCGTCTTTGGCCGTGACAAGGTCAAGCAACTCATCCATGAACTCGAAGCTCAGGGCTCCACCGTTCGCACCTGTGGCAACCTTTTGGCCGGATGCACAGAGGTTGATAAGACCGTTGAACTCATCCGCCGCACCGGAACCGTTGATCAACTGGTTACGGTAGTTACGACCGGCAGACTTGGCCTTGGAGGCAATCTGCGTACCAGTCTGGTCGTTGATGCTGGAACGAGTGGCTTGCAGCATTTGGTCAACTTCGGCGTCACCGATGATCTTGGTCAGGCTGGAAGTGACTTGGGTGAAGGTTGCAGCAGCCTTCGCAGTGATAGTACCCGCAACACCGATGCTCTCGACGTCACCTAGGGCGTTCTCACGGTTGTATGTCAAACCGTTACCATCAATGCCTTGGAAGGGCAGCAACTCATAAAAGTTGTCCACGGTCACGATACTTTCGATCACGCCCTGGATCATTTCGTCTTGACAAAGTTTTGCCGACTCGGCAAGGGTTACACTAGCCATCTTTGTTCTCCTTGGTTTACAATACAGTTTTCGTTACGTTACATTCCAGTTGCACATTTGAAAACCATCTCGGTTCGGCCAAGGGTCGCCCTTATGTAGCCAGTGCTCTATAGTGGTATGATAACAGAAACGTCCGATAAAGTCAAGCATAAACTTTATCGGACGCTTAATTTTTTAAACTACTGAATCCCTAGGGGTTAGCTTCGGTTAGCCAGCCCTCTGGAGATCCGGGCTGCGGGGCTCAGGTCCGCATCCTTACGGGAAGGACGACGCACGCCATCGTTGGGCTTGGTGTCCGCTCCACTACGGTGCTGGGAGGGGAACAGCCGGGCGTACTTGTCGCTCTTGCTCATGTCGGCAAGAAGCTCACCAACACCGGCCAACTCACCGGGGCGATCCATGGAGTACCGGGGGCTTCCGTCCTTGTCCAGGACCTGCACGGTACGCTTCTGGGTGGACTGGTCCACATCAACCTGGAGGTGCTTACGGACGAACGGGGCAACCAGCGTGGGGTCAAGCCCAGGGAAGGCGGTGGCCGCAGTGGCAATCTGCGTGTTGACCATGTAGTCATCCAACTGGGATGTCAGGTTCTGATTCTTGTCCTGCTCGGCCTTGAGGGCGGCGGCGTGGGCTGTGGTCATCTCACGCTTCATGTCCTCGATCTGTGTCTTGACGGCACCACTGTCCTTGATCTGTGCTTCCAACTGCGTGGTCTTCTGGTTGAAGGCCTCGGCGATGGCTGCGGGATCTGTGCCGTACTCGCTCAGAGGACTCAGGTCCACTGCGTTGGCGGCTTTCGCCTTACGTTCTTTTTGCAGGGCGGTCTGCTGGCCGGTGATGATTCCAACGGCGGTGGATACCACGGGGTTGTTCTGGCACAGTTGATATCCCTGGGAATCATCCTCAGGATCTTTTGGCTCATAGAATGCGTGCATGTTCTTGGGAACGTTTGTCAGGTCTGCTACTTCTTTGTTGGCTGCGAAATCAAACATCTCGTTATCCTTTCGTTAATTATACCGTCTCGGTATCTTCTTGTTTTGCTGTGGCTACAGTAGCCATCGCGGCTGCTTTTGCTGCTTGCTCTTTTGCTGCGGCTTTGAGTTGCGTCTTATTCTTCGCAAAATCAAAGTGCTCGTCTAGGATGCTACGGCGTTGCAATTCCTTTAGGTAAGCTTCATCAGAGAGTCCTCCTTCCTTCCACGTTTCAGTAAGCGTCTGAAGCTGGGCTGCATCAGCGGCTGTAAAATCGGTCGGCAAGAAAGCCTTGCCTTGCAGTTCTTTGTTAATCCAATATGCCATGTACCACATGATCTGCGTCAAGGCATCGTTGAATCTGTAGACAACATCCTGAAGCGGTGACATTGCTTCAGAGGATTCAAGGTTACGAGCACTGGCGGTCTGACGGTCCGGTGCCTCTTTCATAAACTCGGCCCCGTAGGACTTCATTCTCTTTTCCAGTTCGGCCAGGTCTTCAGAGCCTGCCTTGATTGCGGCACCACGGTGCTCGACATAGTAGAACTTGGCAGAAGGATCAGAAGCGAACAACCACTCCTTAGGCCCAACAACCAGGTGGTTGCCTTCGCCGTCATCTTCGCCGTCACCGCCGGAGCATGCCAGCAGAGGGAACCGCGTGACAGTCAGGATAGCAATCTGGTCAGACATAGACTGCCAGTGACGGATGTTCAAGTCAAACAGGTCAAGCAACGGAGACTTGCCTGTCATGAAGCCTGTACGGTTGGAGTAGAATGTCACTAGGGGGATGACATCAATGTCCATATACCATGCGGGACCTTCGACCCATTCCTCAGAGTCACTGTCCCAGGTCCAGATCGTGACCTGTACCTTCTCAATAGGATCAGGTAGAGGGTTGCCTTCAGCGTCTTCCCAGATCGTGACAAGGTCAAGGACCTTCACACGCTCTTCGATAACTTCTTCCCAGCCGTCACGGTATGTCACTAGCTCACGAATTCTGACATGCGTAAGGATTTCCTTACCGTCACGACGTGTGCTCTCGGCAAACAACAGATCCTCAGGAGCGATGTGTACACAGTACGGACGAATGTTCTCATCCATATCATCCTGTGCAGAACGAGCGGGATCATAGCTAATACGCGGATGGTCGATGAGAACGTGGGTCAGTGCGTGGGAGATTCCTTTACGGAATACTTGGCGTGCGAACACGTCCAGGTTGTTCCCTTGCAGGTCGATGTCCTCGGTCCACGGCTTCAGTTCCGGCGTGAAGTCTTCCGTGTATTGGATCGACGCGGAGAATGGCTTACCTACCCATGTGCTCAACGTAATGTCCGAGACGTTGAATAGAACGTTGGCGGCTACACGCTCTTTGTACGTCTCGTCAGATTCGTGCTCATGCTGGGGAGTCATCGCTGCCCCTGCGTCACGCATAGACTGAGTACCGGCCAAGACTGTGGTGGCTTTGTACCACTCAGGCTCCATCGCGTTGTAGGCCAAACTTGTAGTTGCAACATTAGGTTCTGTGTTGTTAGCCATTACCATTTCCTTCGTGTAATTGATTTACGAGTCCATCGTACTCGATACCGAGTCATGTCACCAGCGTGATCTTCGACTTTGGTATTAACGTCATCTAGGTTAGTGTCACTACGTGGGAGACATGGCACAGTTCTACGCCATTCAATATTTCTCTCACAGACAAACATTCCAGCCTCTTCGCGGTAGCCATCACCTACAGGTACAGCACCGGTCAGATACTCTCTGATTCGTTCCCAGCCTTGTGCCCGTGATCCGGCAGACTTGTCTACGGAATCCCAGTACACTCTTTTCCTTTTCATCTCACTGGCAGGTGACGTAGATCCATCATGCTTGGCGAAGATCTGAGAGTCGGCTGGACCTCTCTTAATACGTCCCTTCAGTCCCATGCGATATTCACGCTCCAGGATGCCTTCAGCAATCTTGGAGGACGGCATGTTGATACCTTC